GTCTTAATATTATAATCAATAATCATTTTATTAGGTTTGATTAATAGTGAAGTACCTGATTATAATATTAATATGATTTTTAAGTTATTTATTAAAAGAGACCTAAAGGGTATTTTCCATGCTAACTATGATGAATTAAAAGACATCATCAGAGATAAGTAGGTATTAAAAGTATTTAATGTCTAAGTTGCTAGTATTCGCATGGATTAATGTAAATATGGTTTAGTTGGATTACCAGATAGCTGGAATATTTCTAAAATTATAATGCCAACTGTTTTTAAAAATGCAATTAAATATACCTGTTATGGGGCAAACAGGGTAAAAATTAATTTGTAAACATATATTTAATAAATGAAATAATTAGATTTAACTAGACCACTACCTGCTCAAAAATGGCTCAAAAATCCTTTTTCCAAAGTACCTAAACATCAAGAAGCGAGAGTCATTCAACGTACAAGACTGGCCGAAAATGGAGGTTTACTAATTAGATAATTATAACCTACAACAACTCCTGTTAGAGATTAGTTACTTCATTATACTTAAGCCCAAATAACTAAAATGAAAATATAATGGAACTAAGATTAAAAAGAAATTATTGATTATATAGATTCTATAGGTTTAATTGAACATCTTAGATAAAATAAAATATTGACTACATTTGAAGAATATTTTAAGAAATTACTTCCTAGAAAAAGAGTACCCTATATGAAATATATTATATAATTCTTAAAAACTGGTAAATTACCCAATATTTATGAAGCTATGATGAAAACTAATGAGAAGAATGCTTCTAAAAAAGTTAAACCTAGAAATATATTTAATCCTGGAGTAGAAAAAGCTGTATTCGGTGTTGTAAATTAAAATCTTTTAGACAATACTAAGACATTTTTTAAAAATTTTATGTCGGGAAAGACCCCTGATGAAATAACCAATTCAATTTAGAGTTCTTTTCTAAAATATGCTGACCCTTATATGGCTGATGGAGATGGAAAATAATTTGACAGTCATTAAAGTCCTGAAATTTTGTTTATAGACAGGTATATATTAGCATCTGTATTACCATATATATTACCTAGAGTATTAAAGTTAAAGAAGATTGATTTAGTTCGAATTATTAAATAACACGGTATGAAATTTACTGAACCACAATATATGGAATATTTAGAATAACTTAAATATGATGACGAAATTCCTATACCACACTAATATTATAATACCATTGTTAACGTTGCTTGTTGTGAACACATGACGGCCAAATATTATACTAAAAATAAAAATGGAAAACGTTATCTAGCTATGTCTATTTTAATAAACGGAACTGTTTTTTCTGGTCATCCATTAAGAACTACTTGGGGAAATACCACTAGAATTATGATATTAATTGGATGGATTAAACACAAACACGGTTTGACCTTTTGTCACTTTTAAGCTGGAGATGATTGTCTTATGATTGGTGATTATAACCAATTATAATAAATGAAATATCTTATTGAGAAGGTATATTTTATGAACAGTGAAAATGGAAATTCTACTACTTTCTTTTATTCAAGGTTAGGTATCCCTTATGATGATGTCGTAATTTCTAAATCAGGCTCCTTTTTATCTAAGAGAATATATATCCGTGACGGATATAAACCAGTTATGGTTCGAGATTGTGAAAAATTTTTAAAATCAGGTGACATTATTTTAAAATAAGACGTTAATGCCTATAATTTGACTTATGGTTGTATTTAATAAGATTAACCATGGGCCAATTCTGTATTTGGATATGACTTACATGTTAATAGATTCAAAGATTTCAAAATGGTTGAGAACTATTAATATATTTAGAAAAGTGAAGATGAATATAAAGTGTAAATTAAAAACCCAGATTGCAGAAAATATTATTTACCTGACTCTATATTAATGAATAGAATTAATTGTGACTTGAGTCACCCTATTGCCATGGTTACCCATAAGAATAATCTTTAAGATTTTAATAAAATATTACCTACATTTTTAAATATTTAATAAAATACTTAATAATCTTAACTTCCTTGATGAACTCTAGCTGAC